AACTTTCTGTGTGTGTTGTAGAAGAAAATGGTTTACCCTTAACTTTAAGGGTGATAAATCCATCTGTTCCAACCTCAGTATAGTAAACAATATCATATGTCTTATTATCAACCGATAACGCATATTTCTTATATGTGTCAAAGAAATTTTTAAATTCATTTACTACTTCAGGTTGTGTGTTACTCTTTGGTTTCTCCAAAATAATATCCATAGGATTGAATACTTTGGATTTCTCAAACTTAAAGGTTGTAATATTAGTTTTTACATCATAACTTATATTTTCAGCAGTATATAGTGTAGATGAAACTGGTGTGTCTTTATCGACGTAAAAACCCGCAGGAAATTTTTCTATTATAGATTTAACACCTGTCGATATTCTTCTTTTAAGAGAACCATACAAGGATGTAGCACCTATATTTCTAGCAGTCCTAAATTTTACTTCATTCTTTTTCTTTTGTTGTGTTATCTGTGTAGAAGTATTTCCACTTGTTTCTTCCTTTAAATCATCTAAAGTTAGAAAATCAGAGAAAGGTACAGACTTGAATGATTTAGTATCTCTTTGAGGAATGGATTTTTCTAAAGAAAAGTTAGTCGCAGTCAGCTGTGACGACCCATCGGTAATCTGATTACCGACCAAGTTGTCGTTAAAGGTGTCCCTTCCACTTGCTGATTGACTTGGTACTTTTCTGTTTGCCATTATCCAGTGATGTCATCAAAATTTTTAGTTTGATCAATGTCGTCCCTTTCTTCTCTTACTTCATAAAGTGTTTCGTTGAACTCATCTCTTACTTCAAACAAGTTAAATTGTTTGTAAATGTTGTTGTCCGCAGTGTAGATGGTATAAATTCCATCGCTTATAGACTTAGTTTGGTTACCATAGAATGCGTAAGCCAAAGTAGTTTCATCATGTTCAACCATCTCAACCTCTATAGTTGTAGGGTTAAAGAAAGTATTAGAAAAGATGATGTTCTGTGACGGTTCACCTATGAAAGGTACTGTGTTAGGTCTATTAGACGGTGCAGACGATGGTGTCACTGTCAAAAACAATAAATTTGTTGATTGATCAGTATATTGATACCTAATTGCCTTTTGTGTTGTACTTGTTAAGTTAGAGGTAACAACTGTGCAGTAGAATGATGATGTTACAACTCTATAAAAATTAGGAACTTTCGTTCCATCACTATTCAAATACTCTATCCTATAACCCACTAAACCTTGGGGAGTGAATTTATTTCTATCTTCAGAAGGTACGTTACTAAGATCAACTATAATACCCCTAACAGAAGGTAGTGATGCTAAGACACCACAATCTGTAATTGATGTTCTGATCTGTTTTGGTCTCAGGTGTAATGTATATACCCCTAATTCATCGAAATCGGAAGAATCTAATTTTAAATTGTATAACCCACCCAATATTTCAGTATCCACTGCGTCGGTTGCGTCAGTTGTATCTGAATTATGGAATACAGGGGTTAGTATATCTTCTGAGTTTAATTTTTTAAATTGAACAGGTGCCGTAGCGGTCCTCCCTGAGACGTAGTGATAGAAGATTTCTACATCTGCTGGTGATACATCCGCCGGTCTAACTGTTCCGTAACTACCTACTGCCATAATCTTTTAATTAATAAATATTATTTTATTGTTTTTTAACTTGAAAAAATCCATTCCCGTAGATATCTAATTCTCCAAGATTATCAATTTCACCAAGTCGGAGGTTCATTTCTAAAACCCCTTGTTTTCCTCTCTCAACAAACACATCAGAATAAATTGACGGTTCATCGATAAATCCAATGAAATGTTCGTTTCTCGTTAACATCTCATTAAACACTTCTTCCTTATAAAAATTAGTTGTTGTACCTGTTATCATTGTGGTACCATCATCATAATCTTTATATGATAAGTTATCTATAGTGTAACCCGTATAACTACCCCCAACATCACTACCTGTTGATGTTCCTTGGTAGGTGTTTTCACCATATCTTTTTAGTTCACTCACTCTACTTCTACCAACCGCAGCAAAATAAATTGTTGCGTCACCATCATTATCGGTTATATCTAAATCATTGATATAATCTTGTGATGTTGTTACGTTTGTATATGGGATAGTAAATGGACCAAAAGTTCCATTAGGATTTGTCACTGTATTATCCTGTGGGACTGTTATTTTCTTTGTTAATTTTTTAGACACCCAATTATTGTCTATCTCTATTGAAACTTCATACGTTCCCGCAGAAGGAAATGTGTATTGTACGTATGATAGTGGGTTACCACTACTTACACTTATTGATTGTGTATTCCCGTCACCCCATTTTATTGTGAAGGTTTGATTTTTAATAATTTTAAGTGCGTCTCTATTGACTGTATTGTATAATCTTATACTATTACCACCCGTATGTGAATAGTGGAAGTTAGTTAGTTGTTCAACTTGTTCTATATCACCATCAAAACCAACCATACCACCCATTTCATACGCAGTAGAGTTTAAGTATACGGGTAAGTTATACGTCGTACCTGTGGTTGTTCTTAATATTTTGTGATAACTCTTCTTCATTTTATTGTGTATATATGTCTGATTGACCCATACCTGAGGTTACGCCCCCATCTAAGGTTATTTCCGCACTTAAGGTGTATGGATAGATACCCGGTGGTATTGTTAATGTACTTGGTAAACTATATTCCTGAGTATCTCCCGATGCCGCAGTTGCGGTTAAAGTCCCAATACTTCCAATATTTAATGAAGCTTCTGATACATTTACATAGTTAAACGCTTTAGAACTTCTTATATAGACATTCACACTACCATTCGTTACTGTCACTGAACCCGTAATGTCATTGATATTATTTGTTTGTGGGCTATTCGCACTAACAGTGACTGATGTACCCACTGACCACGAGATAGTTGGTGTACCACCTGACGTTGGGGTCGCTGTTGGTAATATCGATGTGGTAGTTGGAGTAGGTGTAGGTCCACTTGTAGGTAGTGGTGTTGGAGTTGGTGTAGGTTGGATTACAGTACTACCACTAGCACCTATCTCATAAAACTTGATTGGATCTGAACTCTCACCTCTTCTATTACCTCTTACCGATCCTGAACTATTATAATCTGTAATATCATAGTGGTACGAAGGTGCGTTTGATCTATCCATTTGTACTTCAAAGTAGAGATCATCTTCTTCAATGACATCCGCACCATTTAAAATTTCTTTATTTGCAAATTGTATTCTTGAACCATCCGCCGCGTTATAAAATTTGGCGGTCATAAAGAATGTGGTTCCTGTGAGTAATGTTTCCTCTAATACACTATCATCTTCGAACCAAAATAAGTACATGTTCTCTTTGTTCTTATAGTTAGACCCCATAAAAACAGGAACATATAATTCACCATTCAACCCATCTATAAAACATCTTTCACCAACGGGTAATGACAAATTTTTTGCAAAAACTAATCTTCTATTTGATCTATTGGGTGCTTCATTTTTAGGTGTTTTATAGAATTCTAACCTAAAAAAACTATTCTTCACATCCGCTAATAGTTTAGTTGTTTGATCTAAACCTTGTGGCGTGTAGTCTAAAATGTAACCACCATTTTCAACAAAATAAAAATAGAACCATATGTCGGTTTGTTCTATTCCATTGGAAGATGTGTAGGGTTTATGTATATACCTACAAGTTTCATAGTTTTCTATCGGATTAATAATATCCTTTAATACCTCATCTTCATAAGTTTGAAAAGATTCATCCCAACCAGAATCTGTTCTAAACTCCTGTTGTTGATCTAAAATTAATCTTTTACTTTCTCCGTCAAATCTGTATTTCATTTAACATATTTCATCTCCTGATCCTCCTCTTAGGTTTCGGATTCCATACGCTTTATTTCTAAAACTATCCTCGTTCCTAAAATAGAAGTTTATGTCATTTTTGACGTAGTGGTAATTGTTTGTGAAAGGGAAGTCAGTTCCAAATCCATCCGAATCTTTGTAACCGTGATCGTACAGATCCCTCCATTTCCATAGATTAATATATTCATCATACACAGTATTCTCAGGTAAATTCAAGATATCATCTGTATCAGATGTCTCTATGTATGGGGATAATTGTCTTAATTTGATCTGATGATGAACCTTATAAAAATACCCAATAGGGTTAGTAGGTGATGCACCGTTATAAACAGTACTGTCCGTTTGACCATGATCAAAAACATCGGGGTTAGAGTTGAGTTTATGAAAAGTGTCTGATAGGACTACTTCCTCAAAATCAATGGGATTATATTCAACGAAATCACCATCTAAAGTACTATCTATTGGTAACTCATCTCCCTTTGTAAAAGTTATACCACTTTGAGTAAATGTACTTGAGGGTAAGTTAGTGTCACCACCACTAAAACCTGTATTAAATTGTTCATCACCCCAAGTGTCGTGAAAGTTAAACCTCCAACCTAATCTTGGTGGGTAATTAAAATACCCATTTCCATTTCTAAATACGGTTGTTAAAAATATCTCTGTGGGTGTATACCCTAAATTATTCCTATACTGACTAAGATCTATACTATTTTTGAAATGGTATAGTACACTCTCAGGTCTATTCTGTTCCACATATCTGTTAAATTCACCATCAGGTGTTTCAAACTGTAGTTTTCTCTCTACTTCAAATATGGGACTTTCAAAACCAGGTGTATCTAAAATATAATCATCTAACGTAGTTATTGTTTTGTGTTTTCTAACATAATAATTAGATGTCGTTTGTGATATATTAAATTTATCTATACATTTTTTACCAAATACAACACCACTTATGTTTTGTGATGAAGTAAATTCAGATTTATTTAAATTAATTGTATAATATTCAGAATCATATATTTCATTTCCGACCGACGATATACCAAATACTCTTTGTGAATCTGTTCCTGTTGATATTGTGTTACCACTTAATATCACATATTCACCCTGTGACATATTATGTTTCAAAGGACTTGTTAATTCATAATAGTTTCCCTTATCAGTAACCCTAAATGGGACCCCCATAGATGCGGTGAAATCATAAACAGTGTTACCCGATAATGTATATCTCATTAGATGATTTTCATCTTTATCATAAACATATGATAAGTATAAATTCCAATTTCTAAATGGTGCCTCCATTTGTGAAAAGGTTTGATGACCTGTACCACCTGTTACAACTATGTTTGGTTGGAAATCACCTCTTGTAACACCTGTTGGGTTTTGAAATTCTCTAACATAGTCTTGTCTTAAGAATGAAAACTCATTATATGGTTTGTATCCCTCATAATCAGTTGGATCGTACACTTCTGTAGTACCGTAGAGATAATTTAATAATGGGTCGTATGTTGATGTACCACTATATAGATTTCTAAAAATCATATTTAATTTACCGTATATCTTATAATGAGTACTTTCATTTCTCTCTTTCCTATACAATTCGGCAATATCAAGAATAATTGTTTTATCCCCTTCTCTTAGTAATTTTTCAGTGCGCTCTAAACCAGTTCTGAACTGTAAGTCTTCAGAGTCCGCCTTTTTGTACCTCTTACTTGGTGATAAAATCTTCTTATTCTTCATTATTTAGGTCCAAAGTTTTCTATGAATTTATCCCAAGCGGTATTACCCTTTCTTAACCCAAAACTGTAGTGGAAAGGTCCCATCAATTCCATGTGATGGTTTCCATTATATTCTTTGTAGTTATCATTTGCTTGGTCTCTTACACCATTAATTTCTAAACAGTCTCTTATTGGTGGTAACGCATATGGTTCATAGAAATTATCATCTGTAGGATCAGTGTTCTGATCTGTGTTTAAGTTAGCTCTAATTTCTTGTATTCGTTGCGTGTATATGGTCGTATCTACCCAATCTTGAGCTTCACCACTACCACCTTGTGTTTTATTTGTTTTATCACCAAAACCATGACCCCACGTATTCCAACGATAGTATGGTATGTACTGTGAATTATCACCTAAAAATCCCGGTTTGTTTAAACATATTCGAATTCTGTACCCATTGTATTCTACTGTTTCTGTGTCAGGGTCATCTTCTGAATATTCAAATGCAATTCCAACAGGTCCCTGACCATCAAAAGCATCAATGTAATCTAAATAAGGTGAGTCAACCTCTTCTATTTCAAATGGATATATACCTGTTTGTGTGTTAAAATTAAGTAACTGTACGATATCACCGTCCATTCTACCATTACCCCTAACATCAAAGAGATCGGGAGCATCTAATCTTCCCTTTTCTTTTATCTCTTTTGATTGTAAAACATATTCCATTAAATCATCCACTGGTTTATACGATGTAGAACCAATACTTCTAACTACAGAACAATTTGGGTCTAATTCAGGGTCTACACAAACCTCATTTATCCAACTTGTTTTAGGTCCCAAATCAATAATTGTTGTTGGATAATTAATTTCTCTTCTTGGTGATGGTTCTAATGGTTTTCTGTTTTGTCCATAGAATCCCTTATCGTAGTCAGTACTTGAGGAGTTATAACTCTCTGACCACGGTGTCGATCTATAATAGAAGTGCGTACCATTATCGTCCTTAACATGTACTAAATTATCCGTACAATATCTTTTACTGTCTGCCCCACCTCTTTTCATGAATTGGAAAAAGTATAACGCTCCTGATAACCAACTATCACTGAAGATATATGATGTAATGCCACCACACATAACCATACCCAACCTTTTCCTTCTTATATAATCGGCCATTAATTTGTGATTCTTACCTGCTAGTGGAACAATGGTGTAAACCCCATCCCTAAATTCAGAATATCCTGAAAGAGTACCTTTTTTATCGGGGTCCATATATGCGCCCGTTTCTGTTCTTTTTCTTCTCCTATTTGCCCTCGCTTTATATGGTGCACCAATAACGCACCTATACGACTTGTTTTGCCACCACCACGATCCTCCATCACGAGTATGTAAAGAAACAACCGCAGCATAATTGTCCTGTGGTCTT